AACTTTTAACATTGTATCCATATATCCAAAAGATGTAGCAAAAATTATATCTGCTCCTTCTGCTACTAGGTTTCTCATAACTCTTTCAGAGTCTGGACCGTATTTCACATTTTCTACATAGATAGTTTTTACTTTATCACCAAAAGCTTCTTCTACTTGTTGTCTACCAATATCATGTCGATATGTCCATCCATGATCTCCAACTGGACCAACATATACAAATCCAACTGTGACTTCACTTTTTAAATTAGCTCCTGCTGAAAATACAATATTTGGTAACAGTAGCAAACAGGCTATCATTGAGAGAAATAAGTTTCTCATAATTTTTTTGTCTCCTTTCGAGGGTGTTGAGGCGGGATCGTAAGGACTACTCCGCCGAATGATTAAAATTAATAAAAAAATGCAACATTTAACTTACGTTGCATACTGTTATATAGTAATTTGAAAAAGACAAAAAAAAGAGGGCCACTAGGACCCTCATAAAAGTTTAGACTTTTTAGACTACATTAAGTTTGATACTTTACTTATTCTGTAGTAGATGTTACCATCTCCAGTACCAAGTCTAGCCGCAACACCATTTCCATCATTAGTTGCAAATGGATTAGATACCATTCCGTATCTTGTCTTGAAGCCGATCTTTGGTTGGAAAGATTGCTCACCTATTGCTCTCACCATCTGTAGTGGTACATATGGGCAGTAGAACATTCCAGCATCAAATGCTGAAGTACCTTTGTACCCTAATGTGTAGTAGTGAGTAGCAGAAGATCCAGAAGAAGCAGGTGCAAAGTACGGATCGATATAAACTTTAATTCTTCCGTTTAAGACACCAGCAAAAGTATTTCCTGTATCGTCTACTTGAAGGTTATTAGTTAGAGCAGGTGTATAGTCTAGTACACCAGCCATTTGAAGAGCAGATGCAACGTCTGAAGAACAGATCATTACATTACCTTTTCCTCTACGTGTAGCTTTTGCAAGTTCATTCGCATCACGTTCAATGTTGAACATTAAGCCTTTGAACTTCTCAACACTCCAACGTCCGTTGGAATCTGTGTCTAAGTCAAAAGTACCAGCAGTTGTCACGTTATTTTGTGATCCTGCTACAGCAGAGTAGTTAATTGTTCTAACAACTTCTCTGTTGATTTCAGCTAAGATTTCAGCAGATAAAATGTTTGACAATTCAGTTTCAGCATCAAGTCCATGGATTGCTTTCAAGTCTTGTGCTAATTCCATTGTGTACTCAGCTTTTAATGCTCTTGACACAGCAGTAACAGAAATTTTCTCGATTGAGAAAGCCATTTCGTTGAAACCGTTATTAGAAGTTCCGTCACCTAAAGCTTCAGCAGTAGCTGTTGACATACCAGTGTGTACGTTATAAGCTCCACCAGTAGCACTTGCAGAACGTGCAGTTGGATCAGATCCAGCCATTGCTCCACCAGCAGAAGAGTTAGCCGCTGAGAATGATGCTGTATTAGCGCCATTTCCAGAACCTCTAGAAAAGTGAGTTCCAGCTTCGTTGAAGAGTGCTTCACTTCCAGTCTGACTTTGCAGTCTTGATCTCATTGCGAAAATCAAGCCAGTTGGACCAGTCATTGGTTGAACACCGCAGATATCATATGCGATAAGATTTGGCATAGAACGTCTTACGAGTGAGATTAAAACGGGATCGAAAGTGTCAATACTTCCAGCAGAAGCAGTTGAACTTGATGATCCCATTGCGTTAGTTGGAGCGGCTTCTCCGAGAAGAGTTGGCGCTCTATATCCACCGGAGCCATGATCTTGCTCTCTAGCAGATTTTTCTTGGTTTTCAAGAAGAGTTGCAGTTACGGCTCTCTTGTGGGCATCTTTAATTTCTGGTAAATCTTGATGCTCAAGAACTGGCTGCCACTTCTTTTGAAGTTCATCAGATTGATACATATTAGTTTCTCCTTTAAACTATTTTTCAGCCTTGTTACAATATTTATAAATTATTACTTTTTGATGCTTCGAGATATGGCCTGCGTGTACATGGCCATAGAGCCGTTCACTTGGTTACTATCTTCCTCTAAATTTTCAAGAGGTTCTTCCTCACTCACATCATTCTCAACAACTTCTTCCGAAACTGGGAAGTAGTTTTCTTTTAAAGTCTTTAGCTTATCAGCAAAGTCTTCTTCTTCATAACTTACACCTTCAGCAAGTGACTTTAATTTCTCTTTCTGAGTTTCAGTTAAGTCTTCACTAATATCTGCAAGTGCTTGACTTTTCTTTATCTCAGCTAGTTCTTTTTTAACTTCGATATTTTTTTCGATTTCTTCATTGACAGAGTTTTCTAACTCTTCAACTTTAGCGGCCATCTCATCAACAATATCTACCTTCTCTTCTGGTATATCGATATAGTTTTCTGTGAAAAGATTCTTTAAGCCAACCATGAAGTTCTCGACTATCTCAGAACGTATACCCTTTTCAATAGCGAGTTCATTTTCTTTAACCCACTCTTCTGCTACATATTCTAGATAATCGTCAAGCTTTTTAACTAAGTCTTCTTTAACGATTTCTTTTTCTGCTTCAATTTCAGCATTCATATCTAGTGTAGCTGTTTCTAATACTTCGTTTACCTTTGAAAGAACTGCCGCTTCGAAAATAGTCTCAGCTTTTGATTTAAAATCTTCAGATAAATCTTCGTTACCAAACAATGCTTTTACATCATCTGTAATGTTGATATCATCTTTAGACACTTTAATCATTTCTTTTAATGTTGGTCCAGTAGCTTCGACTTCTTCAGGATGGTATTTTGAGTTCATGTTATACATGGACTTAACCATCTGTTTTACGTCATCTTTCTTTTGCTTTTTAGCATAGTCTACCATAGCTTGAATCATACCAACTTTAGTACTTGGCATTTTAGCTTTTGGTTCTGGTGCTTTTTTAGGTTCTGGATCTGGAATTTCGGAAGGATCGCCCATTGAAGCTTTTTTAGCTTCTTCTAGATTATCGTCTGATTCAACAGCCTCAACTTCCTGATCAGCAGAATCTACAACATCTTCGAGGACTTCTTCCTCTACTGCATTTTCTTGAACTTGATCGGACATGTACTTGCTCCTTTATTGATCATTAATTATTTAATTACAATCTATTTATAAATTTATAATTTTGAAAGAAAATTTTCAAACACTTTAAGTTTGACATTCTCTAATTCAGACTTTGAGGCCGTCTTAACCTCTTTCTGCATATCAGCGATATCGGCTTCACGTATGATTCCGTTATCCCATACCCACTCTTTACTCTCCATAATACCATTTACAAAAGCATTTGGAGCAGATGGATCTGCTACTATATCAGCCGCAGTTGCTAAATAAAAATCTTTTTGAACTTCTTGAGTTCCACCTTTTTCTTTTAAGCTACCCATACCACGACTTGATACTCCAAGCTGTCCTCCATCGTCAATAATATTTTTGACTATTTTACCATAGGGTGTTTCAGTCAATATCTTTGCTTTACCGACAAAATTTGAACCGTCTTGTTTTAAACTTTGAATTAAGTGTGAAACTCTTTCGAGATTAATAGTAGGACCTTGTGGATGTCCGAGTTCACCATATGCTCTATTCTTTTGAATATATTCTTTGTCGTATCTAGCGACTTCTTTTTGAAGAGTTGGAAGAGGATATTCTCTACCATTTCTATTCTTGATATCTCCTTGCATGAAAATACCTTCGATATAGAGATTTTTCTTTCCATCTTTCTCTTCTTCGAGATATTGAACGTCTTCGAGTATTTCACACATTAGTTTCATTTTACGAATCTCCTGATGATACGTGTGTACCTAATACTGTAGTTGGACCACGTAGTCCCTGGCCTATAAATAGATTAACAACTAATGATCCATTAGCAGGTATTTTAATAGTACCAACATCTGCATCATCAGCTTCGTTTCTAACTGTTACAGTAACTGCTGAAGTATGTCCACAAAGATAAACTGCTGTAGCATCTTTAAACTTTGTAGTACCTGTAGCTAGTGCTGTAGATGTACCTTTAACTGTGACTGCCATAATCTTTCCTTATTTGTTCATGATATCTAAGACTTTCATCAAACCTTCTGGACTTTGATCCAACATATCTGACACTTTCTTTTTGATATCATCTTTTTTAATTCGTTTATCAAAAGACTTAACTATCATATTAGCTGTCTGCATATCAATACTCATCTTCTTACCATTTTTAAACTTTACTGGCATAGCAGATTTTTTCTTTACAATCTGTCGTAAAGTATCTAACGTACCCTCTTCAAGACTTTTTTTTTCTTCGGACTGTTCTACTTCTTCTTTTACAGCTTTTATATCACCTTTAAATATATGCTCTTGTCCTTTAGGCTCTGCATCAGCTTTTGTTATTTTATGCTGTGCAACAAATTCTTCTTCACCTTTAGAACGAGGCTTATATTTAATTACTTCATCATCAGAGTCTTTTGGTGCTTTAAAATCTTGAGCAACATTAGCTTCTTTGATAAAATTACTGAACTTCTGTAGTTTCTGCATCTTTTGGTTCCTCTACTGGTGCGACTGGTTCATCTACAGTTACTTCAGGTTCTACTTCTTGTGTAGATAGAAAATTTGCCGCAACATCTACTTTCTTGAGTTCTACTGCTTGTGCAATTCTATCACTCATCATTTGATTAATTGCTTCTTTAAATTTACCAGAATTACCTGATAAAGCAAATTCTACTGCATCTTTTGAACTATATTCAGTCATTTATTTTCTCCTGTACATATTTATAAATTACACATCTTCATCTGATTCTTCTTCAGAATCTTCACCTTCAGTGGCTATCTCTTTATCCATATCTTCCATATCTTCTTCAGTTTGTTTTAAGACATTCATTCTAATCCACTTAGTTGAAAAATATTTACCTGTATATTGATCAATTTCTTGTAGAAGTGTCATTCTCTCTCTTAGAATTTCGCCATCTCTTAGTTCTGAGAAGTGATTATCTTCTTGATAATCAAACTTAATTAGCTGTGATATTTCTTTCCACTCACCTTGTGTCATCACACCTTTAAGCATAATTTGTTTCTCTAAAAGATTTAGTAGTAATACAGAAAATTTAGCACGTAGTCTTGTAATAAACTTTGAAAACTTAATTTCATCTCTTGTTATTTCTGATGCTCTACCAACATTAAACTGAGTTTCGGCTTCCATTCTTGACACTGGTACATTTAATGACTCATATAACTTACGTCTAAAGTAATTAACATCTTCTAATTCACCTAAATTAGTTCCCCCTGGTAATGTCGTAATCTCTGTCCCTCTACCACCTTCTCTTCTAGGAAGCCAGTAATCTTCAAGCATTGTAAGAAATTTTCTATCATCTCTTATTTCACCAGTATTTGCATCATACACAAGTTTATTCTTGTGTTTTACCATCATATCTCTTAGATATTGTTCAGCTTTTTGTTTTGGTAAATTACCAACATCAATATAGAATATTCTTCTTTCTGGCGCTCTTGCTAATCTGTA